GTTCATACCCAGTTCATCCACTAAGAAGTCGATGTCTGCGAAGAGTTGGTTGGAAGGTGTTCTCATTGGTTTAAAAGATCGAAACGGTTTACTTGTTTAAATTTTGGATTCTCAAGTATAATGTCTCTTACTCTCTCACGATCTAAACTATCACCAAAACCCCAAGAATAATGGGTGTACTCAATGTCACCCTTCTCAATGCGATCCTTGTAGACGAAGAAAGCATTGTAGATGTCTCTCTTCAACAATCCCTCAATAGGGTAGAGTGCATCATCAGCACCATAGAAACTCCAAACGTAATCAACAAAGTCATTCAACTCTTTAACTGGGCGATACTCTGGTAACATTAAACTGCCTCCGAGGAAATGAATTGTGGTAGCATAGCGTCATCAGTAACGCTATACTTGTGAGTGAGAATATACTCTCTCACTTGATAGTAGAAATGATCTCTGGAGATCACCATCTTTTTCTGTGTATCACCTCTGAAAGATAATACTTTCAATATCTTATCGGAATACACCTTGTTGTTGGCATCTTTCGTTGGATAGAAGTCAACAACCATATTCCCATCTTTAGAAGAAATTTGCATCGGGTGGTTCCCTTGTTTACTCTTCTATTATAGCGAGTCTAAATCCCTTTTCTTGTGTATGTGTGCCACTTCCTTAGCTGGCACAAAGTCTGTCATTTCTTTCAATTTTGATATAGCATTATGAGCATCCTGTTCTTCTTGTGGATTAAAGTCTAACCACATTTGCTCAAGTGACCATACAACTAAATTGTACTCATCCTCAGTTAGTTTCATTTGGATACCTCCATAGAATCAACCATACGATCAACACACTCAGCATAGTCACCATTAGTGTCTATAACACACTGCTCTACTTCTTCTGCCTCATCATCTAATGGCATATCAAGTTTAACAATACAATAGTCACCTCCATCCTGATAATCAAGGATTTGAGTCGGACACTCACTTAACCACTCTTGGAACTGCTCATACCTTGACTTTGGTTGTGGATGGATTTCGTTGTACTGGTCTTGTAAGTAAGTCATTAGAATCCTCCACTCATTCTAATCATTTGCTGATAGATCTTATGTGCTTCATAGTCACATATATCTTCTCTTATTTCATTTCCATTCTCATCTTCTGTTGTAACTAAATCACTTTCAAGATACTCAACTGTGTCCCTCATAATATCAAATAGGACTTCAAATTGTTCATTAGTTAGATGTAATGTTCTTGCCATTAATACTTACCTCCAGTATTGTTAATATCAAGGACAGTTTCTTTCTCAAAAGTATTAAGTTGTTTAGGATATTGTTGGGTTACATTGTCAAGTAACTCATCAAATAAATCCTCATCATACTCATCAATCAGTTCTCTCAATTCATGTTCATCACACTTCTCATAATATTCCATGAGATTATCCATAGCATATCCGACAAGTGTTTTCATGTCCATGCCATCAACAACTAATTCAGCGAATTGTTCAGAGATTTCGTTGTGTTGTTTTGAAGTAAGTTTTGCCATTAGTCTTTTTTGGGTGGAAGAAGAAAGTAATACTTAACAGTTGGAGAGGCATCCTTTAATGCCTCATAGATTTTAGGATCAAGTGGTTCCATCATGTTAACCACTTTTCATCAGTTGTTTCTAATAGTTTACCTACCTTATATTCATATCCTTCACAATACTCAACCTCTTCATAATGTTTGCAGTGTTCAAAGTCTTTTGCAATTCTCTTTGCTTCAGTTTTATTTTCTGCACCAACTGTTACTGAATAGTAAACAATTTTCTTTGCTTCAAATGTGTAACTGTTTAATAGATCTGACATTTTAAAAAAATTAGTGAGTGGATGTAAAAGGTTTGTGGAGTAGTCTGTAATCATCTTCAACTTTATTGAAGAATGTATTAATCTTTTGATTGATTTGAACCCAATTTTTCCTACTATAAGGTGTTCGGGTAAATCTTCTCTTTAACTCAGGGTTATGAGATTTGTGAATAGATACAATTTCCATTACATGTAGGAAGTAAGAGGATGTAGGGTGTTGGTAGTATATTCACACTTGTAACCAACTTTGTCATACAAGTGCTTAGGGTTTCTTGCATACCATAAACCGATATGCTCACCTGATAGAACCAAATACATTGTTTCTTTCATTGGGTGGTTCCCTTGTTTACTCTTCTATTATAGTCACAAAAAACCCCCTGTGTAGGGGGTATGTGACACTTATCAAACTGTCTGATTCTTCTTGCTTTTGAAGAATGATACTATATCATCAATAGCACCTGTATTCCTGTATCTGACATCAGGGGTGCTTATTAATTGTATTCTACTTGCTATCTCAATAATCAACTCTGCTGATACTCCACCATCAATAGAGCATGTACCATCAGGATTTTGAGTACCTATCTTATCACAGACTGCATCGCCTATGACCTCAAGATAGAACTCATTGAGTCTCTCATCTTCAAGAATGTAATCAATCACATCCTCAACAAGTGTATCAGCAAGTTTGCCAATAGTTTTTTCAGAAAATTGTGCCATTGTGGGAATCAAGTGGATAATGTAATGTTAGCATAACGTGCAGATTCTTCAACCTTTGTCTCTATCTCCTCATATATGTGGGAGAAGTCCCATCCTCGCTTAATATCATTAGCGATATAATCAACCTGTTCTTTAGTTAAACCCAGTTGTAGATCCTCTACTGCCTCAGTCAGGTTGATTGTAAGTTCTATTGGTTCCATTAGACCCTCCCAAATTGTGTTTGGTTAAAATTTACATAAGAGAACAGTTCTCTATCAACTAATTTATAAGTTCCAATATCGCTCCACATGACATAACCTTCACCATCAATCTGTTGAATGGTATCACCATCATATATGAGAGTACCAAAATTAGCATCATGTTCAAACAACTCCATAAAGTCATGCTTGATAGATCTAACTAACTTCCACAATCTAATGAGGTTGATGTCACAGTCAGCAGCAATGGATAATTCCTCATCATCAAGTTCATTACCTGATCTTATGAAGGAATTAATTACTTTTAATACCTTTTTTGCGTGAGAAGTAGTAACATAAGTGACAGTTCCAGCAATAACTCTTGCAAATCTTGTTTTTTCTTTAATTAAATTTGTAGTACCTATACTAACAGTCGGTTTAACAAATAGAACTGCATCATCAGAAGTTAAATTATTATCTAAACTACTGGCAATCGCTTCACTAAGTTTACCAGTAGGGCAATCATACACAGTATGAGGTGCAACTATGATAGCATGATCTATTACCTCATCAAAGGAATAAACCAATGTATTAGGTTGATAGGTATGATCCCCACCAAATCCTATAAAGTCACCTTGATAGATCTCATCAGTATCAGGAAGATAATCAAAGCAAGCATGAAGTTTCTTCCTTAAATCCTCATCAGGATGATTGAGATCAATATCAGCATGTGACTCATTGATCTTAAGTTTCTTCTTATTGAATACACTCTTAGTACCAACAAAAAAATTACCAGTTGCAGGATTAGTTCCCCATACAACTGCTGGTGCACCATCTATCTTAAGTGATGCCTTTGCTCCTTTCATGTAGCAAAACCACGCCAAAACAGATAGATCTCCAGTAAGAATGGAATCTTCTGGATGCTCAATGTGAGTGTTTTTCATACTCTTATTATAGGGGATTATTGGGTTAAAGGTTAAAGGTACATGCCTCTAAAGGAACTGTCACATCATGCTTCTCCTTTAGATACATTTGTGTTAATATTGCCTCTTGTTCTAATGCTTCAATCTCATGCGGTTGACTCTCATAATCTAAATGAGATATGTTCTCATTATTCCAATGAAATCTACCACTCTTTGTTTTAAGAGTTCCCTTAACAAACTGACGTAGGTGTACTAACTCATGCAGTAGAGTTATTATATACTGCCTAGCAGTCATGTTAGGTCTTAATTCAATCTCAAATGTTCTGGGTTTATAAGATGAACCAACCCAATCACAGTAACCCCAATCACCATCTATTCCATGATGTGTTATCTCTATAGTGAGATGATGATTAGGTAGAAACTTGTCTATAAACCAAGTGGTAACACTTTCGCACCTGCGTTTAGAATAACCGTATCCACTATGACCGATACGACTTTTGTTCCCCAATGTAGTGTCCATAAGAATGAAGAAATAAACAACAGTTTTTGAGTTCCAGTCATATTATTACTCATTGTTCTACACTCCATAATGATTTTTCAATAGACTCTTCACAATGTTGACATTGTAATGCAGACCAACTAAAGTGATAAACCTTAGAGATGGATTGACAGTTGGGACACATGATATGTCTACCACGCTTTCCTGCCCTAACTCTCTTCATCACCTCGTCTGTAAGTTGATAGAAGGAAAATGTGGTTGAGATCATTTTAATGATGATGGGGGTTGTAAACCATTAATACTATCATAGCAGATACAATAGCACAGATGGCGAATAGTGTAATAAGGTGTAACATTTAATCTCCACCCTTGCAGGTACAAACTTTATAAAGGTTATCAATCTTGGTTGAAACTTCTTTCATTTCATCAAGATGATAATTATCTGTCTCCATTTGATACTCATTAAGAGCGATAGAAATTAGACAGAGTTCTTCTTTGGATAGATTTACAAGCATAGTGATTACCTCATGTAGAGATAACCACCTGACCATCCACAATTATCAGGATTGAGTACATACTCACGATCTCTAATAATTCTTAGGTCATAGCGTACATGCTTTGCTGGTGATGCCCATGATGCTGCTTTATAAACCTCACCTGTATGCTTGTTCACAAAAGCATGAACACCACCACTATTCCACTCTTGTCTACGCTCATCCCAATCGTTTGAGATGATCTTAAGGTACTTCTTACCTGATGTGATAGTAAACTTCATTCCTTTGAATGTACCATCATTAAGAGCATCTAATTGCTCTTGTGCGTAGCGTGATAGGTCTTGTCTCTGACCATCGCCATTGAATCTTGCAGCATTTGATTCAATCATTCTTCTGTGATAACGCTTGTAGTTCTCAGCAAGTGAATCACATAGTTGCTGAGTCCACTCAAGTACGTTCTCTTGGAGACTACCGATTACTCTGTCTCTCTCCTGTTTTGTTAAAACTGTAGGCATTGGGAAATCCGTTGGTGATGTACTTATTATAGTGGCAAAAAGACCCCTGTGAAGGGGGTGTGTGACAGTTATCTAAGTGTCACTGTCCTCCATTAGTGAGGGCATACCCACCATTAGTGTAGGAACCCATTAAACAGTCACCATGACGGACTTCAGCGTAACCATACTCTGCAGAAAGATCAAGGCATAAACCCCAACAATCGTCAAGTGATACAAATGATGAGTTTTCATAAGGTGCTGATGGGCAATGAACTGAGTATCTCATTTGGGAACTTCGTTGTTGATGTTCTTATTATAGAGAAAAAAAGACCCCTGTGTAGGGGTCTTGTGCCAGTTTACAGATCGGTTCCTCCTGTCTCTACAACTTCAACAATATCCTCAAGGACTGCTAGAATCTCAGTACCATTGTTGGTAGTGTCAAGAAGGAACTCAGCGAAATTTGGTGACATAATAAAATAGTCGGTTTACAATATGGGGTGATCCCCAATTACCCTAAGTGGAATTGAACCACTGTCTTACTGCTTATCATCCATTTTCATAATGTTCCCACGCATTACGAATGATAGGCATCGCTCCCCAACGAAATAAGATTGTACCAACAGGGCAGGAAATGAGAAGAAAATTACTAAAACCTTCTCATTTTAATTAACACACAAAAAAAGGAAAATTCACTATGAAACAAGTGCGTATAGCACTATTTTGATGATACCATAAGGAAACAGCAAAGAAAATGGTGTGGTATGCTCAAGAGGTGCTTCACCTAACTTCGGTTATGTAAGGAATTACCACATTCTATTTCAATGCTACCTTACAAGGTTGGATAGGTACTAAGTCATACCACGACTAGAAAAATGAGAGAGTGGGGCAATGATCTAGGTTTCACCCAGTTGCCCAAATTTACCTACTGGGAATCGCTTGCACCTGAACCCTACTAACAACTCCTAACCAGAAATGGATGTATGTTGCTTTTGGCAGTAGAACCACATATCTCTCATGTGGGTGGGTCTTACAGATTGATTCCGAGATGTCTGACCTTAGAACCTTTTAGGGAACTTAAGATCTCAGGGATCGGCAATCTCTCTTGCCCAGTGACCTTATTATAATTGATTTGGGTGGTAGGTCAACCACCCTTGTGACACTTCTTAAACTGCCACAGGTTCAGGATTCTCTGCAGGAATATCAAGTATTCTGCCTCTCACTCCATGATACTGACCTATATCATAGCAAGTCCATGAACCATTGTCAAACAAGTAAGCATACTCACCATCAGTTCTCTCTGTTTGGTCAAGATACTCTGTGATTGACTCAGAGATCTTTGGTGGGCAGTCCTCGCCTCTCTCTGAGTAGTATGTGGGGGCAGTTACCTCTCTCTTATTCTCTTCAGAATAATCCCATCCATACTCAGAGTCACAAGAGGACATATCTCCTCCATCAATCAACTCCTCAATCTTCTCTCTTGTGTTAAACTTCTTTTCAAGTGTAACGCCTAACCACTCAGGATAACCATCCCAGTGATGATATACTGAAATGATTTGACCTTCAAGTTGTAGTCCTATGCGTGAACGAGTACCCATTGGGGAAAAATGCGAATGAATGGTGAGAGAAACAAAAAGAGGCGATTACTTGTTCATTTTACCCCAACGGTAATGTCCTGCTTCTAAGTCAGGTAGTTAGGAACCTCTTTTGTTTCCCATGTGCTTATTATAGTACCTCTTCAAGTGGGTTCAACCACTCTTGTGACACTTCCTCAACTGCACACCGTCTGGTTGCTATTTTGGTGTAGTGTTCACTAAGATCAATACCAACAAACTCTCTGTTAGTTTGTACTGCTGCTACTCCAGTAGTACCACTACCACAGAAGGGATCTAATACTTTTGTACCAGTAGGAGAATACACTCTAATAAGATATGCCATTAGATCAACAGGTTTTACTGTTGGATGATCGTTATCACTCCCCTTCTCTTTTCGGGTTGCTCTAGGGGCATAGAAATACTTCTGGTGTTCACTCTGTACCTCACCTATTATATTTGATGGGTATCTACCATTAGGATTAGCGTCAACCGTACCAAATTCCTTCTGTGTGCCTGTAGTCTTGCCTTCTCTACCAAATGTTCTACGTTTAGCACCATCCTTCACCCAACCTGTAGGGGGTTTCTTATCCCAAGGTATTCTTGTATTAGTGGTATCAATTAAACCACATCCCCACTCTTCAAAATTACTTTGAAGTGATCCTTTATATGGTTTCTGAGCAACTACTATTGGTTCATGTGCAGGTTTCAACCTATTATGTTTTGGCATCTTAGTTGTAGTCATCCACATGATTTGATCTTTAACAATAAAACCAGCATCTTCTACATTAACTGCCATCCTATGATACAATTCAGGACTACAAAATGATAAACAAAATCCGCCAGGTCGCAGTGTACGATAGACTTCTCTCCATATATCAACTGTTGGAACTGAGTGATCCCACTCATCCATTCCCATGCCGTATGGTGGGTCAGTTATACATGCGTGAAAGAAGTTCTCCCCATAAGTGGAGAGAACCTCTTGACAATTACCAGTTTTAATTGTAACCATTAGTGATAAAATTTATCTTCTGTTTCAGTTTCGTTATCTTGACGTAAAGCGTGGTATCTTATTGGTAATAACTTCCCACTTGCCTGTAATTCAGCATACTCTCTATTATGAGTAGCAGATAAATCAAATTTGTCTCTTTGATTCTTTCTAAGTGTTTTAATGTTTTCACTTGTAACTAATTGATCTTTACCAGAACCATTACTTAAAGTATAGTAAACATCAATCCTATAGTCAGGATGTGTGGTAGAATATTTTACTTGATACTCTTCAACATCACGAATAAATCTTATGTCAACTTCTCTACTATTCATCATACCTGCAAGACGTATAACCTTATCTTTATGGTTTATACCAACTTCAATACCCATTTCAGAAGATAGATAATCCTCCATTACTGTTTTTGTCCAAGGTCGCATTGATGATTCAATACCTTCTGCCGAACATATTAATTGTGCTGGTTTATCACGATTTCCAGGACTAACATGTGGGTAATGTTCCCTCAAGAATTCCTTTACCTTAGCAATCTTTATATCATTTTCAAGTTCATTCCAATCAGAAGAAATCCTCCCCTTCTGTACCCACTTTCTAACAGCACTTATAGCATCTGCATCAGATGTAACCTTTTTGTTATATCTTGTACTGGGATTGTTAGAAGTAGTGCCAAACAATTCAAGATAATCTTCATGTTCAGCATCAATCAAATCACATGGGTGATCTGGGTTATCACATAATATACGATGCCTACCTTCTCTATTAACGTGGGTTAATAAACTTTCCTCACCTGTTTTAGGATTTTTATATAGAATTGGTTCAGTAATCGTAGCACCTGCTCTAGGTTTAATTTCAGATACTGCAGGTTGAGGGCATGTGTATGACCATCCATCCCTCATTATTGAGACATTTAATTCATCTCTCCACTGCTTATCATAATCATCACCAACTCTTTGCTGACGACCTAAATCAATACCAAGTTCAACTGCTTTATCGTGGTCAAGAATATTCTTCTTTGAAATATACATTCTTTTTACAAATGTTATACCTAATCCTTTTGGTACAGGCACTAAAGGATTATTTAATTGCTCAAGGACAAAATCCTTATCCCATCTGGAGGAATCAGTCTCTTCTTCAAACTTAGTATTGAAAGTTTCATTCACTGAAGCATAATCAGAATTGGTCATTGGTTGAATCCATTTGTAAAGTCCATTGTTATTGATAAAAATTATATGTCCTGCATTTCTCAGTGCTTGGAGATCCCATCTCACTCCTGCTTTTCGTGATACCTCATCATATCTACCAGAATATACATTATTCCAGTGCATTTGACAGGTATAGATTTCATCTAAAGAAAATGGTATTTTCTCTTTAAATTCCTCTTGAATCAAACTCAAAAGAATTGTTTGAGAGTCATTCAAAGTTGTTGATGATGTCATTGATAATTACCAAGAATGATTAAGTACATTGTTTTCGCAACGCTCACGATCAGTATGAGTGAAGTAATCTTTCTTACCAGCACCACCATTCTGAACATACATGTTACGGATGTAGAAGTCAAAACCTCTATCATCTGCTTGCCAATCTTCATCGTTTTGGTATTCTACCAACACTTCATTTAATCTATGAAGTAAACCACGATAAAGATCTCTTTTTGTATCAGATACTATATCATCAGCAAAGAAGATAGTAGTATCATTATACTTCTTACTGCTGAATATGTAAACCACCCCTTTCTTCGGTAAACCGCCATTGTATGTGGGATAGTTCTGTTTGGATGATTTGCATTCTATATCAACAGTTCTACCATTGTCAAGTGTGACTCTGAAATCAGGTGATGCCTGTATTCCATTTGGTTGAGAAATGTAGTTGAATCCATGCTTCTTAAGCAATGCCTCTACCTGTAGTTCATGTAAAGGATTGTCCTGTGAATTGGACTTGTATGGAAGTTCTAAGACTTCTTGAAAGAATTGTTTCATGGATTCTCTAACGCTTGCGTTAGTTGAATTTACTCTCTTATTATACAAACAAAAAGACCCCTGTGTAGGGGTCTTGTGACAGTTATTTAATTGGCACAAACTTGTGGTCGGATGATCTTAGTCATCATATACTAAGCACTCAGGTTCATCTGGATGCGTATCACAAAACAGTTCCAAACAATTTGGATCATGGTGATCTCCTGCATTTATTTCTTCCTTATGATGTTCCACATACTCTTCTAAATCATGTAGTTCATCTTTGTAATGCCTTCTAGCAGCAGCATTAACTGTAGGATCGTCTATCAACTCTTTATCGTGTTGAATGTGATCTTCTATTGATTTCATAATAAGTACCTATACTTACATTAATATTTAGGTCAGGGTTGCTTGCTTAACGCTTTCTTTTGTTTTGAAATTATTATCTAAATCATAATATAGTTTATGATTCTCGGTGGTAACGTAGTGACCCTTAATCTCGTTACCATCACAATGCCAACCATAGTTAACAAGTTTCTCGTTGACACCATCTATGTTAAACTTCTTTTCTGATTGTAGATACGACAAGTATCTCTCGTCTAAGTTTACATACATGATACTCCTCTTGTGATTGTGTTGGTATTATAACATAACTACTTAGGAAATCCAGTTATGCTTAATATTTATTTAATCTTCTTCGGGTTTCTCGAAGTAGTTACCAAATAATCCATTATCACCATCTCGATGGTTTTCTAGTTTCTCCACAATGTCTATTGCGTCCACTAGATTCTCAATGTTTGCCAACATATCAGCAATGTGCTTACTAACATAAGGTTTCTCACTTCTGGCAGCAAAAGATAA